CTGTTGTGGTTGGGGATGAGGCTCACCAGTTTAAGTCAAAATCACTTATATCTATAATGACTAAACTTTCAGATGCTAAGTATCGTTACGGATTTACTGGAACTCTTGATGGAACACAGACACATAAATGGGTCTTAGAAGGATTATTTGGCCCTTCTTATAAGATTATTAAGACTGACGAGTTAATGAAGAAAGGTCATGTTGCTACGTTAGATATTAATGTATTGCTATTGAAACACCCACCGAATAAATTTGAAACATTTGAGGATGAAGTTCAGTACATTATCGGTCATAATCGTAGAAATAACTTTATTAAAAATCTTGCTTTAGATTTAAAAGGTAATACTTTAATATTATTTGCTAGAGTTGAAGGTCATGGCTTACCTCTTTATGAATTGATAAATAAAAATAAGTCACCTAATCAGAAAGTATTTTTTGTACATGGTGGTGTTGATGCTCAGGAAAGGGAGCAAGTTAGAGAAATTACTGAGAGGGAGGAAAATGCAATTATTATTGCGTCGTATGGGACTTTTAGTACTGGTATTAATATTAAGCGATTATATAACGTCATCTTCGCGTCGCCATCAAAGTCTAGAATACGAAATCTTCAGTCAATAGGAAGAGTTCTGAGGAAAGGTAACAAGAAGACCAGTGCAACTTTGTATGACATTGCTGATGATATTAGTTATAAATCACGCAGAAATTACACACTCAATCATCTAATTGAACGTATTAAAGTATATAATGAAGAAAATTTTAATTATGATATAGTAAATATACCACTTAAAAATTAATGGAAGAAGAATTTTACGCAATAATTAAATTGGTATCTGGAGAGGAACTATTTTCTCTAGTGATGGTTGAGGATGCTAATGATGAAGATCCTCTTTTAATATTGCAAAATCCTTTAATAATGTATATGCATAATTCTGGCCGTAGTCAATTTATTAAAGTTAAACCCTGGATGGATTTAAGTGATGAAGATATCTATATGATAAGGTTAAGTAAAATTATTACAATGACTGAAAGTAAAAATGATAGATTGGTTGCTATATATGAAAACTTTGTAAGTGAAGAGATAAGGCAAGAAACACCTATAGCACAATTCCAAGCAACAGGAAGAATTAAACCTGATTCTAGAATGGGATTTATTTCTAGTGTAAAAGATGCCCGAAAGAAATTAGAGGCTGATTTTAAACTTAAGCCTGATCCTAAAGAAAGCTAATCTTCTCTTCAACCCTCACAAAGGTTATTCTACTCATATTTGACTACCTTGTCAAGGCCTGAGTTTTGTGATATAATAAAAACAATTAAGAAAACAGGAACTCCGATGCTATGCCTAGAAAAAAGACGGAACACTACGTAAATAACAAAGAGTTGCTGGAAGCGATGATTGTCTATAGAGGCAAAGTTGCTGTAGCACGAGAAGCGTTTATAAAAAAATATCCTGATCAAGAACCACCAAAGTCTGGGCCATGGGAAGGAAAACCACCTATACCAAACTATCTTGGTTCTTGTTTTTTAAAGATTGCAACACATCTATCATACAAACCGAACTTTGTTAATTACATGTTCCGTGAGGATATGATTTCTGATGGTATAGAGAATTGTGTACAATACATTCACAACTTTGATCCAGAGAAGTCTAGAAATCCATTTGCATATTTTACTCAGATTATACACTATGCATTCTTAAGAAGAATACAGAAAGAGAAAAAGCAATTGGATATTAAAACAAAGATCATTGAGAAGACTGGTTTTGATGAAGTAATGGTTGTTGATGATACGGCATTGGCTGGTTCTGCTAGTGATTATAATAGCATAAAGGATAGTATTCAATATAGAAATAGATGAAGGTTGCTATCATAACTGATACTCATTACGGTGCTCGTAAGGGCTCAAAGCACCTTCATGATTATTTTGAATTATTTTATAAGGACGTTTTCTTTCCTGCCTTAGAAGAGCATAAGATAGATACCGTAATTCATATGGGGGATATCTTTGATAGTCGTAAGGCAATTGATTTACAAAGTCTTGAGTGGGCTAAGAGAGTTGTATTAGAACCTCTTAAGAAGTATAAGGTTTATCTTACGATTGGTAATCATGATTGTTATTATAAGAATACTAATAATGTAAATTCTCCTGAATTATTATTAAGAAGTTATCCTAATATAAAAGTTTATACAAAAGCAAAGGAACTTACAATAGATAAATGTAAGATTCTACTTTTGCCTTGGATTAATTCTGAGAACTTTGATGAGACAAAACAGTTAATAGATAAAACCAAAGCAAAGGTTGCTATGGGCCATCTTGAACTTAATGGTTTTAGAGCCACTCGTGGACATATGATGGAAAATGGTATGGATGTTAATATCTTTGATAAGTTTGAAAAGGTATATTCTGGCCATTTCCATACAAGATCTAATGATGGAAAGATATTTTATTTGGGAAATCCATATGAGATGTTCTGGAATGATGTAAATGATCCTAGAGGATTTCATATTTTTGATACGGAAACCCTTACCCATACTCCAATTAACAATCCTTATAAATTATTCTATAACATATACTATGAAGATGATAATTATAAGTTGTTTAACGCAACACAATATGAAAATAAGATTGTAAAGGTGATTGTTCGTCAAAAATCTAATGTAAAAGATTTTGAGAAATTTATTGATAAGTTATATCAGGTTGGTGTTCAAGATTTAAAAATTGTTGAAAACTTTGATATTCAAGAAAATGCAGACTTTGATATTGATGAGGATGAGAATACTCTTTCTATTTTGAGTCGTTACATAGATGAATCTGAGTTTGAATATGATAAGAATATTGTTAAAGACATCTTCCAGAATCTCTATAGACAAGCTTGCGAGGTAGAGTAATGTGGCTACTCACACTTAAAGATAAAAAAGATGAAGGTGCTTATGCTGTTGCAGATGAGTATGGTGATAAGGTGTTATTTCTATTTGAAGAAGAGGATGATGCTGAAAGATATGCTATGATGATAAATGATCAAGAAACTAATAAGAAGATGGATATTGTTGAAGTTGAAGATGAGGTTGCGTTAAAGACGTGTAAGATGTATAATTACAAATATGCAGTGATTACATCTGATGATATTGTGATTCCACCTAAGAATGATAACGTTTAAGAACTTAAAGTATCGAAATTTTCTAAGTTCTGGACAACACTGGACTGAGATAAATTTCCAAGAATATAATACTAATTTGGTTATTGGGACAAATGGGTCAGGTAAATCAACTATGTTGGATGCTTTGACTTTTGCTTTATTCAATAAGCCATTTCGTAAGATCAATAAATCTCAATTAATTAATACTACTAATGAAAAAGATACTCTTGTAGAAGTAGAATTTACTGTTAACACTAGAGATTATTTGGTTCGTCGTGGCATCAAACCAAATATATTTGATATTGAAGTTAATGGGGAAGCACTCCATAGACAGGCTGACGATAGAAATAATCAAAAAGTATTAGAAGATAATATTCTTAAGGTAAATTATAAGTCATTCACACAAATCGTTATATTGGGAAGTAGTACATTTGTTCCCTTTATGCAATTAAAGGGTAGTAATCGTAGAGAGGTTATTGAAGACTTACTTGATATTCGTATATTTTCTACCATGAATAATCTCATGAGAGAGAAAATGCGTACTCAGAGAGATAATTTAAAAACTCTTTCATTACGTAAAGATAATATTCAAGATAAAATGGTCATGCAGAAGAACTTTATGGCTGAACTTGATGCTCAACGTAAGACAGGAATTCGATCAAGTAATGAAAAAATTAAAACTTTATCGATAGAAGTTGATACTCATTTAGAACATAATGAACTTAAGACGGCTCATGTATCTGAACTCATAAAAGAACAAGAAACTGTTACTGGTGCAAGTAAAAAGTTAAAGAAACTAAACACACTTAAAGGTAAAATTACTCAAAAAGTATCTACGATTACTAAAGAGCATAAGTTTTTCACAGATAATACGGTATGTCCTACCTGCACTCAGGATATAGAAGAAGAGTTTAGGTTAAATAGAATTGCTGATGTTCAAGATAAGGCAAAGGAGTTGCAATCTGGTTATAAAGAACTGGAGGAAGCAATTCAAAAAGAAGAGGGAAGAGAACGTCAGTTCACTCAATTATCACAGGAGATTTCTACACTCAATAATGGCATTTCTCAAAACAATACTAAGATATCTGGATGTCAACGACAAATCAGAGATCTTGAATCAGAAATTCAAACAATTACCGATCAGTTACAGAATAGAAATACTGAACATGAGAAGCTAGCAGAGTTTAAGAAAAATCTCAAAGATACTGTAGATAATCTTTCTGAACAGAGAGATGAATTAAATCATTATGACTTCGCATACTCCCTATTAAAAGATGATGGAGTAAAGACAAAAATAATTAAAAAGTATCTTCCAGTAATTAATCAACAGGTAAATCGTTACCTTCAGTTGATGGATTTTTATATTAATTTTCATCTGGATGAAGAGTTTAATGAAACGGTAAAGTCACCGATTCATGAGGATTTTTCATATGCTTCATTCAGTGAAGGTGAAAAAATGAGAATTGATTTAGCACTACTCTTTACATGGAGAGAAGTTGCTAGAATGAAAAATTCAGTAAATACTAATCTATTAATTATGGATGAAGTATTTGATTCATCTCTTGATGGATTTGGAACAGAAGAGTTTTTAAAAATTATTCGTTTCGTAATCAAAGATGCAAACATCTTTGTTATATCACATAAATCAGATTTACATGATAAGTTTGAAAATGTGATTAAATTTGATAAAATAAAAGGATTTAGTAGGATAGTATCATGAGGGTAATGATTGTTGGCCATGGTTATGTTGGTTCTGCCGTGGCATCTATATTCAAAGACGAAGAAAAGATTATTATCGACCCAAAGTTTAATGATAATAAAATTTCTGATTTTTCGGGAGAAAAAATTAATGCCGTATTTGTTTGTGTAGATACTCCTAAGGGAGATAACACAACAGTTCTTAATCAAGTTTTGGGTGAGATAAATGAATATATTGGTAATGATACTCCAGTATGTTGTAAGTCTACTTCAACACCAGAGTATTATGGAAATGCAGAGGAAACTTTTACTAATATAAGAGTTCTTCATAGTCCAGAGTATCTGAGCTCAAATAATAATATTGAGAAGTTTCAGAAACAGACATTCTGTATTGTTGGTGGAGAAACAGCTGCTTGTCATCTTATCACCTCCATATTTTGCAGTCGATTGAAGTATCTTACTCTTGAGAATATTCATATTACTGATATTAAAACTGCAGCATTGGTTAAGTACTCAGAGAATTTCTATTTGGGTATGAAGGTTACTCTCTTTAATGAATTATATGAGATTCATAAGAGGATAGGATGTGATTCCACCTTTGATGAATTTCGTGCCCTATCAGGTGCCGATCCACGAATTGGCACATCACATACCCAAGTTCCTGGTTGGGATGGTAGCTTTGGTTGGGGTGGACATTGCCTAGATAAAGATAACTACGAGTTTATGAAATTCTCGGAAAGTCCACTGGTTGAATTCATTTGGAACCTCAACAACACTCACAGGAAAAAGAACAATGAAGGTACCTAATTGGCAGCACCACTCCAAGAAGGAGAAAAAACGAACACTTAAACCACAGGCCTTACGTAGTGCTAGAGCAAGACGTGGCCAATTGATAAACCGTCTACTAAACCCCACCAAGCGTGGGGTTTCGTCTTATAATGTGTACATAATCAAAAGTGCTCATGCAGATCAATCACGAAATAAAATCTCAACTTGCTAAACTACTTGCTACAGAAGACTTAATTGTTGAGAATAAAAAAGTGGAAACTGCACAGTTCAATGTTCAGACTCGTGTACTAACTCTTCCACAGTGGGAAAAGGCAAGTAATAATGTTTATGATTCATTGGTAGCACATGAAGTAGGCCATGCATTATATACTCCTAATGAATGGGACTGGTTGGGTAAGATACCTCAGAATTATGTAAATGTTTGTGAGGATGTAAGAATTGAGAAGTTGATGAAGAGAAGATATGCAGGACTTGCTAAAACCTTTTATACAGGATATAATGAACTCAATGATAATGATTTTTTTAATTTAGAAGATGAAGATATTGATACTCTTAGTCTTGCTGATAGGATTAATTTATACTATAAGGTTGGTGCGTGGAATGACATATCTTTTTCAGTTCCTGAAAAGGAGATTGTCTCTTTAATTGGTAACACAGAGACATTTGAGGATGTATTAAAAGTAGCAAAAGTTCTTTATGAATACTGTAAAGAAGAGTTAGAAAATCTTCAAAAATTACAAGAAGATATTAATAAGTCTGATGTTGAACTTGAAGATGAAGGGGGTACTCAGAGTCCTCAACCTTCAAGCTCAGATGATAAAAGATCTATAGAAGATGATCTTGAGGAATCTATTGAGCCAAATCCAGATGAATCATATGGTGGAACTTCTAAACAAGAAAATGTAGGTGGAAAGGAATTTAATCCAGAGCCACAAGTAAAAACTGTTGAATCTTTAGAGAAAGCACTTCAAGATCTTAATAGTCTTGAGTCCAGTGAGACGCAGTATTTTGAATTACCGAAATTAAATTTAGATGATATTATTATTCCTAATAACATCATTGATAAAATTATAAAAGATGAGTTTGCTGAACAGGTAGAGGAATGGGAAGAAAATAAGTATGCTGATATAGATGATATGTTCCAGAGTGTAGATAAGGAGTATGATAAATTCAAGAAGTCTGCACAAAAAGAAGTTAATTATCTTGTAAAAGAGTTTGAGTGTAAAAAATCTGCTTCTGCATATGCTAGAGCATCCGTATCACGCACTGGTGTTCTTAGTACAAATAAATTACATACCTATAAGTTTAATGAGGATTTGTTTAAGAAGGTAACTACTATTCCTGATGGTAAAAATCATGGATTAGTATTTATTCTTGATTGGTCAGGTTCAATGAGCCCATTTATGATGGATACAATTAAGCAATTATATAATCTAATATGGTTTTGTAATAAAGTTAAGATTCCTTTTGAGGTTTATGCTTTTACAAATAGTTTTCCTAAGACAATGTTGAGGGATCACGTAGAATATGAAAGAAAGGAAGGTATAGCCACTGTTGAAGAAACATTTTCTATGATGAATATATTGACCAGTAAAGTAAGATCAAAGAAACTTGATGAACAGTTAAGAAACATTTTTCGTATAGCAGCATCTTTTGATAATAATACATGGACATTGTATAGACCTCCTACTGGAATGAGTCTTTCAGGAACTCCATTAAATGAAACTATTATATCACTTCATCAAATTCTTCCAAAATTTAAAAATGATAATAAATTAGAAAAGGTTCAATGTGTAATTTTAACTGATGGTGAAGGCCATCCTTTAAGATTTAATAAAGGATTTTTAAGACATTGGGATACTGAAACCTTTATGGGAACAGCTCCTGTAAGTCATAATACTATTTTACGTAATCGTAAAACTGGTAGAACATATGATTGTAGTAGAGCAGAATCTTGGACTGGAGTAACTGATCTTTTACTTGAGGATTTAAGAGATACTTTTCCTTCTATAAATTTGATTGGTATTCGTGTTATGGATAGTAGAGATGCAGGTTATTTTATTAGAAAATATCTTGGATATCAGGGTGATGGATATGATCTAACAATGAAGAGATGGAAGAAGGAAAAATCATTTGGTTTAAAAACTGATGGTTATCACAAATACTTTGGTATTTCATCATCAGCCTTATCAAATGATTCTGAGTTTGAGGTTCAAGAAGATGCTACAAAAGCACAAATTAAAAAAGCATTTGCTAAATCTCTTAGAACTAAAAAGATGAATAAAAAGATCTTAGGTGAATTTATTGAACTGGTCGCTTAATGGCCAGTTTAATAAGTGACCATTAATCCTTACAATTACCACTTATTGTTGATATAATAAGTACATACAAACGAAAACATTATGCCTTTTGAAATTAAGATGACTGAAGATCAAGTAGTAGATGGATTAAAAGGTGCTTACGGCACAGAACTCACTGCTGCAGACATTCGTGCCTTTTGTGCAATGAATGATATTGGTTATCAAACAGTTACTAAAAAAATACAGAAGTATAAAGTATCAAAAGGTAAGTGGAATCTTGAAGTTACTACTAAAGTAGTAGAAGATATTGAAAAATCATTTAACGCTCCTGCTGTAGAACCAGTTGTTGAGCAAAACCTTGTTCCTGAAAAAGATGAAACCTTTGTTAAATTTGGCCCATTCGCAGACCTTAAAAAAATTATACAAAGTAGGATTTTTTATCCTACTTTTATCACTGGACTCTCTGGAAATGGTAAAACATTTTCTGTAGAGCAATCATGTGCTCAACTTAAAAGAGAACTTATTCGTGTAAACATTACTATTGAAACAGATGAAGATGATCTTATTGGTGGTTTCCGCCTTGTTGATGGTGCCACAGTCTGGCATGACGGCCCCGTTATTCAAGCTCTCAACAGAGGAGCTATCTTGCTTCTTGACGAAATCGACCTTGCCTCGAACAAAATCCTTTGCCTCCAATCCATCCTTGAGGGTAACGGAGTTTTCCTTAAAAAAATCGGAAAGTTCGTTAGACCAGCAGCAGGATTCAACGTCATTGCAACCGCAAACACTAAAGGTAAAGGTTCAGATGACGGAAGATTTATTGGAACTAACGTGCTTAATGAAGCCTTCCTTGAGCGATTCCCAGTAACTTTTGAGCAGGATTATCCAGCACCATCAGCAGAACAAAAGATTCTTTTAAATGTTGCTAATAATGTTGGTGTTACTGATGCTGATTTCTGTAAGAGATTGGTAGATTGGGCAGATATTATTCGTAAAACATTTTATGATGGTGGTGTTGAGGAAATCATTAGTACTCGTAGATTAGTACATATCATTCGTGCTTATTCAATCTTTGGTAAGAAAGAAAAAGCAATCGAAGTTTGTGTAAATAGGTTTGATGATGAGACCAAGCAATCCTTTATTGAATTATATGATAAGGTAGATGCTGACTTTGAAATGAACAAAGAGGAAGATTAATGACCATTTGGCAGAATTATATAAGTGCCTACAGATCAATTCTACCTATGAAGATAGAAGGTCTGTGGGCAGGTTGGGAAGGTAAAGGAACCTACCTGAATGCTATCACTCATTCACATCCACACTTTATTAAGTCAAGACAAGTGGATATCTCTGATGGTAAGAATGTTGATATCTTCAATTGCATAGCATATCCAAAGACTGGAAGTAATCTTCCCTGTTTTGGTATGGATCTCATGGGATTTAGTGATAAGAAGGTTATCATAGTATTTGATTTTCAACATCCAACAGAAAATTATTTGTATTCTGTGGATGGATTACCAAAGGCTACAGAAGATTATCGTTTCTTTGAAAAAGGTAATCACTTCTCAGAGAATATTTTTGTAAGATATTGCAAACCAAACGAAGTTGATGAACATCTAGAAATGTTTAAGGCTTACTTGACTAAGTACAAAGATATGGTAGAATATGAGAAACCCACTGGTACTGATACTAGTGTATATAAAGATTTTGATGCTTATATGACCAGACTTGATCCAGTAAGTGGATTCCTTAAAGGGAAGTTTGGCCAAGAAAAAGCAGAGAGTCTAGTAAACGATTTCCTATTTGAATATGGTTAATGCATGGAGTCTTGCAGCCTCTATATTAAACGGAACACTTGATGAGGACTACCCTATTATGACCGATGATAAAAATAGAATAACACCACAAGAAAGTGATGAGTATGATCCAATAGGATCAGGAAATACTGCTTCATCTGATTCATATGGTAACATTACCATCAATGGTATTGATGGTGTGGAAACAATTTATGTGGGAGACAAAACCTCAGATGATGGATTTGATTATGATGATCATGCGTATTCCATAGAAATGGGATCAGGTGGTGTAGACCTAGCTGATGTAGATGATCAAAGAGCACATCATTTTGGAACTGCTTCTGATTATTCCAATACAGATTTGACTGATCTAAATATACAGGCAAACTCACCATATAACGATGGGTGGACACAACAAGCATACAAAGAAATGATTGAAGAAAAAAAGAGAGAACCTAAAAGAGATGGTCGATATAAGTATCATGAGGCAGAAATCATGAATGATATTGAGGATTATATTTCAAGTACCTATAATGGACATTACACTGGAACACAACATCAGTTTCGTAATATTCAGACAATAGACTTGATGGCCTCTAGGGATCTTGCTTCTGATTTTTGTCAAGCAAATATACTTAAGTATGGTAGTCGCTATGGAAGTAAAGATGGATGTAATAAGAAAGACTTGATGAAAGTCATACATTATGCTATGCTATTACTACACTTTGATGAGCACTACGGTACACCATCTACTAGTGATGGAACTTTTGAACAAATGCCTTAATTATGAAATTATCTGATAACACTCTTACAATCCTCAAGAACTTTGCAGGAATTAATAATTCAATTCTTGTAAAGCAAGGAGATAAACTTCGTACTATTTCTGTTGCAAAGAATATTCTTGCAGAAGCAGTGGTTGATGAACAGTTTCCACGTGACTTTGCAGTATATGATCTCAATCAATTCTTAAATGGATTGGGATTACATCAAGATCCTGAAATGGATTTTACTGAAGAATCTTATCTTACTATTCGTGAAGGAAAGAGAAAGGTTAAATACTTCTACGCAGATCCTAATGTAATTATTTCTCCACCTGAGAAAGAAATTAATCTTCCTTCAGATGATGTTCAATTTAAGTTGGATACTAGTTCATTAGAAAAGTTATTAAAAGCTGCTGCTGTATATCAACTTCCTGATTTTTGTGTTGTTGGTGAAGCAGGTGTTGTTAAACTTGTGGTGCGTGATAAGAAGAATGATACTTCTAATGAATATGCAGTTATAGTTGGTGAAACTGAAAAGGTATTCACATTCAACTTTAAGGTAGAGAATATTAAAATTATTCCAGGCCCATATGATGTAGCAGTTTCTTCTAAACTACTATCCAAGTTTCAGAATACTCAACACGATTTAACTTACTTTATTGCGTTAGAACCTGATTCAACATTTGGATAAATGAGTACAGCAAAAGAAAAAATAGAAGAGATTTACTCTAAGGAAGATTGGAAGAATATCTTCCTTAAGGGATATGAAGAAAGTGGATGTACACAACATCTTTCTAAAGAAACAATAACTAATGTTCAATTTTATAATGAGCATGAAGATGAAATTTTAGATTATTTTGAAGATACTTATAAAGGCCCAGAACCTTTAATTGAAAAAATAATTAAAATGGCTGCCTATGATATAATCATGGTAAAATCGATCTCTGTACAATACTTTGTTGAAATGTATTCATGTGAAGTTGTTGGTATTCCATTCAATGGTGAAATGGATCCTAGACACCAAAGGAAGAAACTTAGAGAAATGGGAATCTTTGATTATCAAGAGGGTATGATGACTCCACAACCTCCAGACTTCAAACGTAAAAAAGGTTCGGCACATGGTGTAAAATGGACGGAAACTAAAATCATTTAACTAATGAGTAACTTTATATGGGTTGAAAAATACAGACCCCAAACAATTGAAGATTGTATTCTTCCTGATAACATTAAGAAAACCTTTAAGGAATTTCTAAATAAAGGAGAAATACCTAATATGTTACTTGCTGGGCCTCCTGGTGTAGGAAAGACCACAGTAGCAAAGGCCTTATGTAATGAGTTAGGAGTAGACTTCTATGTCATCAACGGATCAGATGAGGGAAGATTCCTCGACACAGTACGTAATAACGCAAAGAACTTTGCATCAACTGTATCTCTCTCTTCGGAGGCATCAGAGGAAAAGAGAAACAGCAAATCGCTGCTAACTTCTTCCAAAGACTCAACTTTATCTTGGAGCAAGAGAGGATTGAAACTGATAAGAAAGTACTCATAGAATTAATTAATAAGCATTTTCCAGATTGGAGAAGAATACTAAATGAATGTCAAAGATATTCGGTTAGTGGTAAGATAGATAGTGGTATATTAGCTGCGTTCTCTGATGTTGCCGTCAATGATCTCATTAAGAACCTCAAGGAAAAGAATTTCCCAAATGTCCGTAAGTGGGTCAACACTAATATGGATAATGATACTTCTGTTCTATTTCGTAGGATTTATGACAGTCTCTTCGAATCTCTGGTTCCGAATACCATACCTGCTGCTGTTCTTGTTATTGCTAAGTATCAATATCAGATGGCATTCGTCGCTGACCAAGAGATAAATATGCTTGCCTGTCTCACTGAAATCATGGTGGAGTGTGAATTCAAATGAATACAGAAGATAAAATTAAACAAGCTGAACAAAGAATTAAAGAGTTACAACTCTTGATTGAACATTGGAAAAAACAAAATAATGAACATAAGGAAATTATATAATCCAAAAACAATTAATTATAATAACTTCAAGAAGAAGGTTCTTGCAGGTAATTTTAAATGGGAATATCTTGATGATACTCTTGGTTTTGGTACAGATAATCCATCATCTGAAGATTGTCTTAAGGATGTTAAATGCTTAACACCAGAACAAAAGAAGGAGAAAAACTGGGGCGGGTTCCCAATGTATAGTCACTGTATACTGCAGAGAGCTGAAGCACCTATTGGAACAGCCGAAAAACCTTGTATACCATATAAGCAGATATATTTTCCAACAATAACAGGATCTCAACAACTTGCTTTAGAAGCAAGTGCAATGGTTTGTGATATTCTTAAGGCTAATCGTATTAAACTTAATATGATCTTTAGAATGCATCTAAATGCTGTTAGTCCACAACCTAAAATTCTTACAGGTCTTCCACATACTGATCATGAATATCCTCATTATAATTTTTTAATGTATTTTACTGATGCAGGTGGAGAGACTTTTGTTCAAGATGGTCAATATAGTTTTGAGTCTTATGATCCTAATGAAGATGATTGTATAATATTTGATGGTACTCACTATCATGAAACACCAAAAGAAAAACGTAGAGTTGTATTGGTTGTAACTTATGCTTAAAAAACTTTATAATCCTAAGTCTGCAGAGTATCTAGATTTTAAAAAATATTGTAGGAGTGAACAGATCACTTGGACTTACTCTGAACGTCATTGTGAGATGCTGGAATATAATCTTCCTGATTGGGATGAAAACTGTAATAATTGGGGATTCTTTTGTCATGCATTCTTAATTGGCCCTAATGAGAGATACTTATATTCAGTACCTGTGGGAACAGGAGGAACAACTGATGCACATGATATAGTAAGAGGAATATTAGAATTTAATAAAATAAAGGTTAATAGGATTTATAGAATTGCTGTTAATATGACTATGCCTATTGATGGTGAAGGCCATTCCTTACCACATACAGATCATCCCTTTCCTCATAAGAATTTACTCATATATCTTACAAATCCTGAGGAAGGTAATACTATTTGTGAAGGGCAGAGCTTCACAGGAAAGGAAGATGATGTTATAATGTTTGAAGGTAAACACTATAATTATCCACCCAAAAAAGGTAAAAGGATGGTTTTAGTTGCAACGTTTTCTGATGATGACTAAATTAAAAAAGAAACAAAGACACCAAGTTAAGTCTAGATTTTATTATCTGTTCTGGGGTGCTGCTACAGTATCGGTATTTGCTGGCCAAATGTATGTTGGTTCTGGATATCGTCAGATGTCTGAAGCATTTAATAGAATTATGACTGGTATTGAAGTGGAAATTGAAAGAGAATATAGGAGGTTTCATTGATGAGCATATCAGATTTTTCAAAACAAATAAAAGAAGGAACAAAGAAATCTCACTCTATGGCTGAGAATACAAGTTTTGTTGCATCTTTTCTTAGAGGAGTTATAGACAAAGAAAATTATAGACAATTAATTGCCAACTTTTATTTCATATATCATGCTATGGAAAGTGAGGTTAATAGATTGGAAGATGATCCTTATATCAGCCCTTTAAAACTTGATGCTCTAGAAAGGCATGATGGATTAGTTAAAGATTGTGAATATTTTTATGGAAAGGATTGGAGAACGGAAATTTATCCTACTGAGGCAACGCAACAATACATTAACAGAATTAAAGAAGTAGCACATAATGATCCTAGATTATTAGTGGGACATCATTATACTCGTTATCTTGGAGACTTATCTGGTGGCCAAATCTTAAAGAATATTGCTCAAAATGCAATGGGGTTAACAGATGGTGGTTTAGATTTTTATGAGTTTCCTGATATTGAAGATAAGAAAGAATTTAAAGAATCTTATAGGGAAATTTTAAATAAATTGCCTGTAGATCAGCATGATGTTGATGCTATTATTACTGAAGCAAACTATGCGTTTCGTTTGAATATGTACATGTTTGAAGAAATGGAAGGCGATTGGTTAATTTCTATGGTAAGATACTTATGTGGGGTTTCTAAACGTATTCTTAGATTGTGAGGTCAGAAACTAGAACAGCAATGGAGATGTTGTTCTGTGCGAAATGGAATGTTCCACAGGCAGCAAAACATTGCAATCTAACACGCAAAGAAATGATGATTACTTTTAATGAGTATTGTGCTTTGCATCCTCCAACTTATACAAACTTTGATGACGCAATTCAATTAACATTTGATTATGATTATTCCTGAAGCTGATGCCCAATGGGCTGCTGATGAATTTATTGATTACTTTGAAAACTTTACTTCTATTGAGGATTATCTTCGATATGTAAAGAGGGAAATTGTTGCTGAAGAAAATCCATTAACTTCTCTTAAAGATGAGTTCTTTAATGAGGATATTCATCCTAATGAGATGGAGTTTGATATTAAGTTTGTTGGCAAACGATTTCAAACATCACTTCCACAGGAACATTATGTAAACCTTCTACAAGCAGTTTCATCACATAACAATGAAAGTAATATACCAGGTAGAGAACTTCGTTGGATGGTCTATGAGAAGAGGTCTCAGCAGGTACTGGGATTTATTCGTTTTGGGTCTCCTACTATTAACTCTAAACCTAGAAATCTTTGGTTAGGCCATCAACCTAATCTTTCCATATTTAATCAACATGCCGTGATGGGATTTGTAATAGTTCCATCACAACCATTTGGATATAATTATCTTGGTGGAAAACTTCTAGCACTTCTATGTGTTTCTCATTTTGCTAGAGAGACTTTAAATGAAGTCTTTGAAAAAGAGATTGGATTATTTGAGACTACATCACTCTATGGCTCTACCACGTCAGCATCGCAGTATGACGGACTTAAACCGTTTATGAGGTATAAAGGTCTAACAGAGAGTAAGTTCCTCCCTCTGCTTCATGCAGATGCCTTTCATAAACTTCATGATCATTTTACCAAACTGAATGGTAATGAACCTCTAACGGACAATAGAGCATCTTCTAAGAAGATGAAAAGACAGACTAAGATGATTGCTTGGATTAAAAATTCTTTGAAGGAGTATGGTAAGACTGAGAAATTGGAAAAGTTTAATGCTGTTATAGATATGGCTTTCGGACTCACTCAAAAGAAAAGATTCTATGTATCTGATTATGGATATGCTAACATTCGTGAAGTCCTACTTGGTGAAGAAGATAAATTAAGGAAAGGTCAGAACTGGGACAAGTTTCATTTAGAGAACATTGTTTCTTGGTGGAAGCGTAAAGCAACCAAGAGATATGAGAAACTTAAACAAGAAAATAGATTCAGAGATAAAGTCGAACTCTGGACAGAAGACAACAACATTCAAATTATCCGATGAGCCCTTCAGAAGAATCCGAACACATTAATGATCTATGGGAAGACATGGATACACTCAATATGTTATATGAAGAGTTATGTTGGGCCCATGATGATGTCTTAGAGTTTGTTCCTGATTATAAAAATGATAGGATCATAATTAGAAATAGGTCTAGAGAAGAAGATGTACCCGAAATTTGAAAAGGGGTATTGTCTAAATTTATTATCATGGAAAGAAGTATCAAATATTATTAATATAAGACCTCTGATGTCTGCATCCAGGGTAAGGGTCTTTGGGGAAGAAACAACATTTACATGGAAAAATAATTACTGGTGTTCAGATGCTAATTGTTATCCATCTGGTATTTTAGAACAAGTCATTGAAGAGAGTGGTGTTTGTTATTTTACGGACATGTCTAGAGCCACAGAAAAGATAAATGAGTTTGCTAAAAATTTAGAAGATGAATATGATCAAGAAGTAGATGCACATATTTACTTGTGTCGTAATTTAGAACCAAGACATCCATTTGAAATCCATTTTGATGTTAGTGATAATGTTATAGTTCAGTGTGAAGGACAAACTAATTTTAAGATATGGGAAGCAGTTTCTAATCCAAAAGAATTGCTAAATGGGAAGAATGATGTTAGAATGGAAACTGATAAAGAACCCATATTGGATGTTGATATGAATCCAGGTGATGCTATTTGGATTCCTAGATATTATCCTCATTTAGCAACATCACACACTCAAAGATTATCGGTTAGTTTTCCTTTTAATAGGAAGATAGATAGTACACGTCGTGAAGATCGACATTGGATTAAGTATGACTGAATTGAAAGATTGGTTGAATTCGATTAACCAAACAAAAAAGAATTTAATTAAAGAAGATCCTTCATTGGAGAAGGAGTATGCACCTTATATTGTGAATCGTATCTATTCTGGCCATCTTGATTCGATTATGTTTGCAAATGAAATGAATCAATATCATTTTCTTGATAAGAAGATGCAATATGATTTTTTTCTAAATACACTCAGATCCAAGAAGAGATTTTCTCCTTGGCTCCGTAAAGATAAAATCAAAGATCTTGACTTGGTAAAACGTTATTATGGATATAGTAACGAAAAGGCAAAACAAGCTCTGCGAATCCTAACAACTGAACAACTTAATTTTATAAAATCGAAATTTGAAACTGGAGGAAGACAATGAGTGTGGTGCAAGAGCCTGAAGTGAAATGGACTACCGATCAAATGGTAGAAGTTACACTTAAAGAGCCAGATGATTTTTTAAAAGTCCGTGAGACTTTAACAAGAATTGGGGTAGCATCCCGAAAAGAGAAGAAGATATATCAATCCTGTCATATACTGCATAAGCAAGGAAGGTACTACCTTGTCCACTTCAAAGAATTATTCGCCCTTGACGGGAAACACGCTAACCTTACTTCTAACGACGTTCAGCGTAGGAATCGTATTGCTCAGCTTCTTGCTGATTGGGGTCTCATAGGTATAGTTGATACCTCTAAGATACAAGATATTGCTCCTTTGAACCAAATTAAAGTATTAGCATATAGAGACAAAGATGAATGGGTACTTGAAACGAAGTATAATATAGGCTCAAAGAAGAAAAAAATTGACGAATAATTTATCGGATGCAATTAAAGATCGTCTTTACTATACTCTAGGAAAACGACCCGAAACAGCTAAATCTCGTGATATCTATATGGCATTATGTTATGCTATACGAGATAGGATGATGGATTATCATCTCGCACCAGATGTTTGTAGTGTACAAAAACAAGTATCATATCTTTCAGCAGAGTTTTTAATTGGGCCTCAGTTAGGTAATAATCTTCTTAATCTGGGACTACAGAAAGAAGCAAAGGAAGCATTAAAAGATTATGATTTAACCTTAGATCAAGTACTTGATTTAGCAGAGGAACCTGGTCTTGGTAATGGTGGGTTGGGTAGATTAGCAGCATGTTATATGGAGTCTTTAGCGACTCTACAGGTACCTGCTACTGGTTATGGTATAAGATATAAGTATGGTATTTTTAAACAACAGATAAGAGAAAATCATCAGTATGAGGTAACTGATAATTGGTTACATGGAGATTGGCCATGGGAACTTTGTTATCCTGATGAATCTGTTCTTGTTGGATTTGGTGGTAGAGTAGAACATTATACATCTGATAGGGGTAATCATAGAGTACGTTGGGTTCCTGGTGAACAGGTTGTTGCCGTTCCTTATGATGTTCTTCAACTTGGATATAGGGTTAATAGTTGTGATAGATTAAGATTATGGAGAGCAGATGCTACTGAGACTTTTGATTTTTATGCATTTAATATAGGTGACTATATGGGATCTGTAGAACAAAGTGTTGCATCTGAGACTATTTCTAAGGTTCTATATCCTAATGATGGAACAGACCAAGGTAAGCAATTAAGATTAAAGCAACAGTTCTTTTTTGTTAGTGCTTCTCTTCAAG